AGGTGACGGCATGACCGAAGGTATCATCATCGCCGCCCTGTCCCTTTTGGGTACGCTGGCCGGCGCGTACCTGGCAAACCGGAAAAGTTCCGCCCTGATCGCCTACCGCCTGGAAAAGCTGGAAGAGAAGGTCGACAAACACAATTCTGTGATTGAACGGACCTTCAAACTGGAAGAACAGGCCGCCCTTATCGAAGAGCGGATCAAGGTCGCGAACCACCGGATCGAAGACCTTGAAAAGGCGTCACAGTAAACCCCGCCGCGAGTTCTCCAAAATCATCGTTTGCACCGTGGGGGCCGTCACGATCTTCGTGACGGCCTTCACCTGTGTCATGGTATGGAGGACCGGCAACACGGACGCCCTGGCCTACCTGATACCGGCCATCTTCGGGGAAGCCGCCACGGCGACCGGCTTTTATTACAGCAAGGCAAAAACCGAAAACAGGATCAAACTTCGCCGGCAATACGGCGACCTGGTCGACAAGGAGGAATGAACCCATGTTTGAAATCATCATCGGAAACCTGATCAAGATCGGCTATGCTATGGCGATCTTCCTGTGTGCCTACCTGGCGAACGTCGTGTTCTCTCTGTGGTACAACATCAAGATCAACTGTGAACCCTTCAGCCGCGAAAAACTGGCGACCGGCGGCCTGAAGGCGCTGACGTTCATCGTCGGCCTGACGCTTCTGTGTATTGCGATCACCACCCTTCCGATCTTCGCGACGGAAGTCGGCTGGACGATCCCTGACGAATACGCGGAACTGTTCGCCGATCTGATCATCGTCGGCGCGGTCCTTCTGGTCGCCTGTAAGTACATTAAGGAAGCCTTCACAAAGTTCGTCGCGATCCTGAACACGCCGGCGGACACCGTACCCGCAAAGGAGGAAAAAGACCATGAGCAACAGCACGTTAGCGACCTACAAGAGGATCAGCCCGAACCGGACCAGCCCCAGGAACCATAAAATCGACACGGTCACGATCCATTGTATCGTCGGCCAATGGACAGCGAAGCAGGGCTGTGATTACTTCGCCACCACCGGCCGCGAATGTTCCGCGAACTATGTCGTCGGGAAGGACGGTTCGATCGGCCTGTCCGTGGAGGAAAAGGACCGGTCCTGGTGCAGTTCGTCCCGCTCCAACGATAACCGCGCCGTCACGATCGAAGTCGCGTCCGACACGGTACACCCCTACAAGGTGACGGACCAGGCCTATTCCGCCCTGATCGACCTTCTGGTGGATATTTGCCGCCGGAACGGGATCAAGGCCCTTCTGTGGAAGGGCGACAAGTCCCTGATCGGCCAGGTGGACAAACAGAACATGACCGTTCATCGGTGGTTTGCGAACAAGGCCTGTCCTGGCGACTATCTCTATAACCTTCACGGCCAGATCGCGGCCCAGGTGAACGAACGCCTGGGCGCGGCTACACCGGCGGAGCCGGAGAAGAAGCCGACGTCCACGACCGCCTTCACCCCGTATCTGGTCCGGATCACAGCGTCTGTCCTGAATATCCGAAAGGGACCTGGCACGTCCTACGCCGTCACCGGCCAGATCAAAGACCGCGGCGTCTATACCATCGTCGAACAGAATGGGAACTGGGGCCGTCTGAAGAGCGGCGCCGGCTGGATCAGTCTGTCCTACGCGAAGAAGGTCTGACGCATGGGAATGAAGCTGGACGGACTGGCGAACTTCGGAAAGGCCCTGGTCGCCCTTCGGGCCGACCTTCCGGAGATCATGGACAAACTGGCCGTCGGCGAAGGCCGCTTCGCCCGTGATCAGGCCAGGAAGATTTGCACAGAAGAAAACATCATCAACACCGGCGACTACCGCCGGAACTTCAACAGCAGTTCGAAGGCGATCCGGACCGGCACGGCCTACAAGATCGACGTCTTCAATAATCTGGACTATGCGAAGCCCCTGGAATACGGCTTCCGCGGTCATTTCGTCCCTGGACATTGGGACGGAAAGTCGTTCGTCTACCAACCGAAGGACCCACAAGGCGGAATGTTCGTTCATTCCCTGATCCCTGGTCATTACACCCTGGAACGGGCCGTCAATGCCACGAAGCGCACCCAGAACGCGCGCCTTCAGCGCCGCTTTGAACAGGAACTGAAGAAACGCGGCTACATGAAGTATTTCAAATAGAAAGACGCCCAGGGGACGAACCCCTGGGCGTTTTTTCTTTCTTCAGAACATCGCGAGTTTGACCGCCTTGAACCGTGTGTCGTCCAGTTCCAGAAGGGACCGCTTCCCGTCCTTGAACTGGACCGCCACAACATGGACCCCCTTCGTCTTCGCAGTCGCGGCCGCAACGACACCCAGAGGACCCAGAAGCAGAGAACCGACAGCGCCGCGCGCAACGGCGGAACCCATGCTTTTTTGTGAATCTTCGTCCACGACTTCGATCTGTTCGATCGTGGAACTGTCCAGTTTCAGATTTTTCATCAGGCCGACGTTCAAAACCGCCTTCCCGCCTTGCATAATGACGGCCTTATGTTTATAGTCGCCTTCCAGGACCCAGTTCTTCGCACCCATGCCAGAACCTCCCTTGTTTATTTACCCCGAAGTTATGGGATATTACCATAAGAATATCGAAAACTTATGCTAAAGTCAATTAGAATATGGGATATTACCATAACGGGAGGAACAGGCGTGAAGAAGTTCGACTACAACGGCCGGAAGAATATCTGTGGAAACCGCGTCCGGTGCCTTCGGGCGGCGCGCCGATGGTCCCAGGCGACCCTTGCCGCCAAAATGCAGACCCAGGGCGTGATCATGGAACAGGACGTCGTCAGCAAGATTGAATCCGGCGACCGCCTGGTTACGGACTACGAAGTCCGCGCCTTCGCGGCGGTCTTCGGCGTGGCCTTTGAAAATCTGATTGAAGACGAGGAATGAACGGCCTTCCGGACCAGAACCGGAGGGCCGATTTTTCAGCTTGACAATATACTACCGGTAGTATATAATAAGCAACAGAAGGAAGGTGATTCACAATGGCAAAGGCGCAGACAGCCGCAAACAAACGATATAACCTGAAGGCGTATGATAGAATTGAAATCACGGTCCCGAAGGGAAACAGGGAGATCATCGCCCAGGCCGCGGCGGCGGCCGGAATGAGCGTGAACGCCTTCATCAAGGAAGCGATCGACGCCCAGATCGCAAAGTCGAACGCGTGACCCGTCAGGCCCTGTCCGTAAGGACGGGGCCTTTTATTCTACCGAACGGAGGAAGACACCATGAAGCGCCGCAGATTTAAGCAGTTGACCAGGACGGATCGCCTGAACATCGAAAAGTATATGCGTCAGGGAATGACAAAACAGGCCATCGCCGACGCCCTGGGCGTGAGCCTTCGAACGGTCTATTACGAACTGAAGCGCGGCCAGTACGTCCACACAAATTCGGACCTGACGGAGGAAATCCGCTATAGCTGTGACGTGGCCGAAGCGGTCAAGAAGTACAACGGCACGAATAAAGGCCCCCAGTTGAAGATCGGCAACGATCACGAACTGGCGGCCTATATTGAACGGCGGATTGCTGACGACGGCTATTCGCCGGCGGCGGTCCTGGGCGAAATCCAGGTCAAGGGCCTGAAGTTCAAGACAACGATCTGCAAGTCGACCGTTTATTCCTATATCCGGAAAGGCGTGTTTCTGTCGCTGGAAATGCGGGACCTTCCCCGCCACGGCAAGAAGAAGCGCGGCTATACCCGCACCCACAAGAAGGGCGCCAGGGCATCCGCCGGCACCAGCATTGAACACCGGCCGGAGGAAGTGAACGCCAGGACGACCGTCGGCCATTGGGAAATGGATTCTGTTCTGGGAAAGAAGAAGACGAAGCCGGCCCTTCTGGTCCTGTCTGAACGACTGTCCAGGAAGGAACTGATCATCAAGGTCCAGGATCACACCGCGGCCAGCGTGGTTCGCGCCCTGGACCGTCTGGAACGGAAGATGGGATCACCGGCCTTCCGCGCCACCTTCAAGTCGATAACCGTCGATAACGGATCAGAGTTCGCCGACGTCGAGGGCATGGAACGAAGCTGTCGCCGGAAGGGAGCGCGGACGAAGGTCTATTACTGCCACCCCTATTCTTCATGGGAGCGCGGGACCAACGAAAACACGAACGGCCTGATCCGGCGGTGGTTCCCGAAGGGGACGGACTTCAGCAAAGTCAGCGTCCAGGAAATCCAGAAGGTCGAAGACTGGCTGAACGCCTATCCCCGCGAAATCCTTGGCTTCCTATCTGCTGACGCCGTCTTCACCGCCGCCACTTCTGCCCTTGTCTGAAATTATTTTATCTTTTTTGAAAAAATATGTTGACTTTTGCGTTTTTTCCTGACATCCGAAAAAATTTTTTACAAAGGTGTTCAACCGCCTTTCCCGACCTCCGCCCCCTGTGTCAAACGGCACAAAAAAGTCCCGGCTTTTCACTTTCGATTGAGCGGTGATGCCGCTTTACAGCGGCCAGACCGGGCAGTAAAATAAAAATACGGCAGACTGCCGTTCATGTTGTAAAATCAACCGATGGGAAGGACAGGAGGAGTGTTTATGGTTTCTCAACGGATGCTGCAGCTGGGCACGGCCCGTTCCGTGATCCGGGAGCTGTTTGAATATGGCCGTCAGCGGGCCGCAGAGGTAGGTGCGGAAAACGTATTTGATTTTTCACTGGGAAACCCCAGCGTCCCCGCTCCCGCAGAGGTGAATGAGACCGCCATCCGGCTGCTGCGGGAACAGGCAGACACGATTCACTGCTATACCAGCGCCCCCGGCGATCCCGCCGCCAGACAGCGGATTGCTGACTCCTTGAACCGTCGGTTTGGGGAGCGGTATACGGCGGACGAGCTGTACCTCACCGTAGGCGCGGCGGCGTCTCTCTGCTGTGTATTGGGCGGACTGACCTGCCCCGGCGACGAGTACATCCTCTTTGCCCCCTACTTTCCGGAGTACCGGGTGTTTATCGAGGGTGTCAAGGGGAAGGTCAAGGTGATCCCCCCGGAGCCGGAGCACTTTCAAATCGACTTTTCCGCCTTTGAACAGGCAGTCACCTGCCGCACCAAGGGCGTGATCATCAACTCCCCCAACAATCCTTCCGGCGTGGTCTACTCCCGCCAGACGCTGGAAACTCTGGCAGCGATCCTCCGGGCTAAGGAAGCGCTCTACGGCCACCCCATCTATCTGATCTCCGACGAGCCTTACCGGGAGATTGCCTTTCACGGCGTGGAGGTCCCCTGGGTACCGCAGATCTACAAGGACACCATCGTCTGCTACTCCTTTTCCAAGTCCCTTTCCCTCCCTGGCGAGCGGTTGGGCTATGTGTTGGTCCCCAAGCAGGTGACGGACGCTGATGCCGTTTACGCGGCGACGGCAGGTGCAGGCCGCTCTCAGGGATATGTCAATGCCCCCAGCCTATTTCAGAGGGTGGCGGCGGAATGCTGTGACCTGACGGCGGACATCAGCGTCTATGAACGCAACTGCGCCCTGCTGACCGACGCACTTCGAGAGATGGGCTACCATGTGGTCCAGCCCGGCGGGGCCTTCTACCTGTTCCCCCGGTCGCTGGAACCGGACGACATGGCATTCAGCGAGCGGGCCAAGAAATTCGACCTGCTGTTGGTCCCCGGCAGCGGCTTCGGCGCTCCCGGCCACTTCCGGATCGCCTATTGCGTCCAGACGGAAATGATCGAACGGGCGCTGCCTCGGTTCAAGGCGCTGGCGGACTCCTATCAATGACATAGCAACGGCAAAATACCCCGGCTCTTTTGAAAAGAGCCGGGGGTGTTTTTATCAGGCAACGATCCCCGTCCCTTCCGCAGAAAGGACGGGGATCGTTTATTTTGCAGAAAGTCAGCTTAGTAAGCCACACCCCAGTAGATATCAGTGGTGCACTTCTCGCCGCAGACGGGGCAAACGCCCTCGGTGCCGGACTGCTTGAGCGGCATACAGCGGCTGGAAACGCCTGCCAACTCCTTCATCTTCAGCTCGCACTCCAGCTTGCCGCACCACTTGGTCCGGGCGAAGCCGCCCTTGGTCTCCACCATCTCCTTGACCTCCTGCCAGGAGTTCAGGTCGAAAGTGTTGTCCTCCAGGTTCTTTTCCGCCTGGGCATACAGGTTGTCGTGAACGGCGGTCAGCAGGCTCTGCACCTGGCTTTCCAGTTCATCCAAAGTGACAAAGCTCTTTTCGCCGGTATCACGGCGGGCCAGGCAGCACTGTCCCTTTTCCAGATCGCGGGGACCAATCTCCACGCGGACAGGCACACCCTTCATTTCATACTCAGCGAACTTCCAACCGGGAGAGTTGTCGGAATCGTCCAGCTTCACCCGCAGGCCGGCGGCCTCCAGACGGGTCTTGATCTCAGCAGCTGCTTCCAGTACGCCGGGCTTGTGGGCCGCCACGGGGATCACTACCACCTGAATGGGAGCGATGGCAGGAGGCAGCACCAGACCGTTGTTATCACCGTGGGTCATGATGACCGCGCCGATGAGCCGGGTGGTGGTGCCCCAAGAGGTCTGGAAGGGATACTGGAGCTTGTTGTCCCGGCCGGTGAAGGTCACATCGTAGGCCCGGGAGAATTTGTCGCCGAAATAATGGCTGGTGCCGGACTGGAGGGCCTTACGGTCCTTCATCATGCACTCGATGGTATAGGTGGCCTCAGCGCCGGC